TTACCCTTGCCTGCGGCTGCCGGTCGATTTCACAAAAGGCGGCCCTGCATAGCCGATCAGGCAGTATTGATCGAGCGCAAACAGCACGATGGATTCGAGTCCCTGCGACTGCGCAATATCAACTTCTTTTTTCCAAGCGCTTCGAATGTCGCCGATTCCAACCAGGTGACTGCGCTGCGGAGACGGAAAGCCTTTCGCGGCGCTGACATTCATGGAGTAGGTGCATTGCACTAGATTCATGCCGCCGGTAAAGCCGAAGCTCTCCGTCTTCAAGCAATCCAGATTCTCGGGCGTCCAGTCGGCGGCCGGATAATTAACTTCCAGCATAAGAGGGAAGTTGTTCACATCGTTTGGATAGAGCACTTCATACCGGCAATTGGGATATTGCGCCCTGAGCGCGGTTCGAATGGCGGCTGTGTAGGCGCCGATCAGCGTAGGCAGGAAGGCAGTTTCGTTGGGGTACGCGGCCGGGTCGGCTGTGTTGCTGGAGATGATCCCCATTTCAACGCCATACGCCGTTTGGAATTGTTGTTTGGTGTAGTCATCATAGAAGGTCATCCCCTGGCCTTGCGTAGGGAAATTTTTGGGAAAATACCACCACTGCACTTCGCCGAATTGCAGATAAGGGATGAGCCCGGCGGCGTCTTGCAAGTAGGCCATGTCTAAGTAAACCTGGGTCCAGTATGCTTGCGATATAGGCGAAAAATTGGTTTGAATGCCCGGTGTGTTCACGGTAACCGGGCTGCCGTCGGGATACCGTTGGGAGATGCCGGCACTGGCGGCAGGCTCTCCATGCAGTAGTTCGGTGCTAAAGGCAGCGACCGCATCCAGACCGTATCCTTTGAGAGCTTTGTAGAACGCCAAATGCCAATCCCAGGCAGCGCGGTTGATGCGCGGAGTACGGCAAAGATCTGTTTTCCAATACTGCGCGTTGTTTTTTACGAGCGCATTATTTGTTTGGTTAGGCGTGGGCGTAACCCCGTCCGGAGCCAGGTCCAGATCGTAAGGCACGCCGTCTATTCCACCGCTCAATTCATGTAAGTCTGGGCTCAGGGTGAAGCCTTCGCTACGGGGCTCTAACTGGACACCGACACCGTTTCCTTCGTTGCCCATGAAGCGCGCGGTGATGGTTAGTTGGTTATCGCTGGCGCTCGCCCAGACAAGGTTTGTTCCCAGGTTGATGAGTGCCGCCAGAGCCTGCGCGACAGTGGCGGTGGTATCGTCGGGCAGGACCAGGTGCTTGATCAATGTAGAACTGGTCGATAATGCGGCAACAGTGGGCGCGATAGCCAGTACGATCGTAGGGCTGCTGGTGGAGGGGATATGTTGATTCAACGTAAACGTAACAGAAGCATATTGCGTACCTGTTCGATCCAGTTGATAGAACCATAAGGCGCCCACGTAGTGATTCACACGTCCGAAAAAGCCAAGTTTCTGAACGAGCCACGCGGTGCGTTCCGGCGGTAGCGACTGTGAGTGATAGGTGTCCCAGTCAGTTGCCAGCGACAATTGCGTTTGCGGCGGGAAATCAGGCAGATTGGTCGATGGATAGGCGATCTCGAGAAAATCGAAGAAAAGAGTTTCGCCGGACGCCCCACTATGAGCCAGGGAGATCGAATGAGCGCCCGCGGCCAAGGTTCCCAGTGGCGCGCGTATGAGCTCATCTTCGCCGGAGAGCATCAAGTTCAATGGGGTTAACGGCAAGCCGTCCACAGAAATATCGACGACCGGCGCACCACCGAAGCGGCGCAGCCCTAGAAATAACTGATGGGCGGCCGCTTCGGTGTAGGTAATGGTGCAACTATCGCCACCTTTTGACGTCTGATGAATACGGCTGCCGGAGTAATTACCAATTCCCGTGGACCACATGTCACCGTTGTATTGGACATCCGAATCCGTATCTTCTATCCGGCGGCTGCCTGGTCCTGCCACCGAATAAATCCGATTGGAGCCCGTCACGGTCCAGTTAGAGACGACGGTGGAATATTCCTTCTGCGTAAATGAGTGAGGTTGTAAATCAGCGGCCCAAGTCCAACGCAGTTTGCGGACGTTCTGAGTGGGAACCGGGATTGTGATGCCTGGGTTGCCATCGGTATGTCCCATAAGATTGCTGAAATCGACCGTAAAGCGGTACTTCGAAGGAAATTGGCCCCCGCTGAACATGACGGCGGGCTCCTGCCAGACTGGCTGACCGCTAGTGCAGAACCCATAGACGCTGATGCGGTTGCCGTTTGCACCGAGAAGTTGCGGGTAGTTGCCGCCGGGCTTCCAAGTAATGATTACCGCCGCGCCTTGGCTTGTTGCGGAAAAATCAGGGTTGTTATCCCTGGTTACCGCAGCGGCGACACCCGCCGCAATTTCCTCTAGCGTATTTCCCGGCAGGACATCGTAATAGTGATGCTTCTCGAGGACTGATAGGCCGACACGATTGGGGCCGCTCGAAACCGCCGGTACCGCCGCTAGTGTCATCTTGGCGGAGGCAGGGACATAGTCTCCTTCGATAACGGTGCCGAGGTCCTTTAGCTCAACGTGGTAAACACTCTCTCCCTTTGGGCTATTGTCCGGCACCCAAACCCGCAAATTATCCCAATCCACCACCGGCACCAGATTCGACTCAAGCGGGATGCAGTCCACCCGTTCTTCCTCATAGGTCAATAGCAGGCCGCTTAGATCGCCATCGGGAAGATTCCGCAGGGCTGGATGTTCGAACGTATTGTCACGATTCCACTCCACAACCGCCCAATCGAACTGTTGACGCCAGTTGCCGGAGACGGTGAAGCCGCTGCTGCTCGCGTAGCTCATCGCCGCAATGGCAGACGGCATGAAGAAATAGCACTGTAAGTCCCGGTTGGGACTGAGTTTGTAAATCTGTTCCGGCATAGTATTAGAAACGAATAGTGACAGTCAAATCCCTACCCGGGCTGGGAGAGGGGGAGCCTGCTGTCGTGGGGTTCAATGCGATATCCACGGTCAGCGTTGCGTTCTCTTGCAGAGGAGGTAGTTGAATATGTCCGTTAGAGATGAATCCTAAAGCGACCTCAGACAAGGTTGTTCCGGATCGGATGACCAAAGACTGGTAAGCTGCGCCATCCTGGTTAACGGTTATCGCAATGTCAAACCCGCTGGCGGCCTCGTTCAGCGTAGCGCGTATATCGCGCACGGCATGCGTCGCCTCCACGAACAAGGGCGGCGCCGCATTCTGCTGAGTCGCGAGATAACCGCTGACCTGCAAGGAAAATTGTCCGCCGGAAAGACTTCTTAGTTCATTGCCTGCTGTGTACGAAATCGTGGCGGCTTGGCTGCCGCCAAAGCGATTGGACACATATAACTGAGCGGCTAGAATGCGCGCATCAGGAAGATTGAACGTGTGCAGGAAATTTACGGACGCCTGGTTTCCGAAGAAGCCGCTGGCGAACGCAACCACAATCGTGGCCCGGTCGAGCGGCAGGACTTCCGCGGCTGCGCTGTGCGGGGCCGGGAGCGAGCCTAGATCGTGACGCAATACCGTGTAGGTATTCGGATCCGAATCTAGTGGTGGCAAGATGGTCATCAACTCATCATCGATTTGAAGCACCTGGCCCGGCAGAAGCGTCGCGGGGAGTGGGAGGACTCGAATCGTCTCCGCCGCGGCAGTAATGCCGGCAGCCAACGTCAATCCACTCGAAGGATGCACTTCGTTCCAATAAAACACCTGCAACGTACCGCTGGTCACGGACGAGATATTCGGGGGCGTCGGCAATCCTTGCGGAGCGGCAAACTGGATTCCAAAAAGGTTCAGTACGCCGCCGCCGGGAGCGGAAAGCTGAAAACTAGGCGTAGACGGAATGTCACTGTCGACCGGGACCCCACCCAGTATCCACTGCGTAAGAGGACACAAATCAGGGCTGCCTTCCTGATCGTTAACGTTAGCCCCGCGGCCCGAAATTTGGATGACTGCGCCCGGCTGATAACTAATTTGGAATTGAGCGGGGCTGGTGGCGGAGACTGCGGCAAAGCTCCAAGACGCCTGCGCGATCACGAAAACGCTTGAAGTATCGGGCATTACGGACCAGGCAGGACTAACGGTCAAAGTCGTTTGAGTGTTGCTTGAAATGGAGCGTTCCTGGCCGCTCCCCTTGCCCGCCATGATGCGCACTACTCTTCCCGCGTAACTCACACCGATGGCTCCCAGATTGTCTTGACTAATGGTGGTTGGGGAAGATGCCGTGGTCGTAAATGGACCGGCGTATTGGTAGCGATAGTAGAAATTAGCGTGATCAAAGCTCGCATCCGGCGGACCGATGGGCTGCGGCGGGAAGAGGCCGGTATCCGTAAATTGGTTGGGCAGCGGCCGCACGATCGACTCAATCCGATACAGCAATTGTGGCGTTGTGCCGCGATACACGTTAAAGGAAATAGCGGAAGCGGGAAAGCTCAGTCCCCGCAACACCACCATGTTGGTATTCGTTCCGGGAGGGATGACAGCGGACACCGTAAAAGATAACGGGCCTTCCCCGGTGGCATCGACGGAAGTAACGGCATAGTAAGAACGCATGCCACCCGGCAGTGTTCCGTCTATGCTCGGATAGTCGGGAGATAGGCTGAGTAGAGGAACGTTCAGGGAATTCGACGTTGGCTTGGCCGGCACCGTAAACTTGACGCTAATTGTATCGATTCCCGTGCCATCGGTTTGCATGGCCAGCTGCGGCTCCATCACTTCGAAGTCGAAAAACCCGTTTGCGTCAAGCGTATGACTACTTCCTATCAGCGGCAAAGGAGTTTGGGTCTGTGAACCGGGCTGCCGGCCGGCTCCCGCTATCACCGCCGGATCATCGCTGTACCAGGCGTCGTTGTGAATTTGCGCCAGCACGGTGACCAACTCATAGTTCAGTGACGGCGATAGCTTCACAACACGGAACGGGACACGCACATAATTCGCTTTCGAATAAGTAAGCGCGATGATGTCGCCCGGCCGTACTTTCAGGGCGCGGAAGCTGGTCTGAAACTGGACGTACTCATTTCCCTTGATGGATTTATCCAACTGCCGGAGCAAAACCCGGTTCGCCTGACTGAAGCTGGGAATTCCCAGCGCCGTGGACTGACTGCTATTTTCGTATCCAATCAAGGCCACATCGCCGGAATCGACCACGGAGAGGCTGTCCTGTTGATACTCATTCATCTCGTCCTGGAATTCGACACTCAGGCGATTGGTAGTTTGGGCGGCGCTATTAGACGTAAAGCGCAGAGTGGATGTCCCATTTGCGTTGCGGACTATGCCGGAAAATTCAGCATCATCACTGAATTCGTAAACCGGCCATCCGCCGGACAGAATTCCAGTGCTGTTCTTCCCATCTGGAGGACGGATTTCAGGCTGCTGACCGGCGATGGTGGTCTCCGGCATGAGTTCCAAGAGCCCGGACGCACCATAACGAAGCATCAGGCTTGACCCTACGCGAATACCGCGCACCACGGCGGCGGCGCTCTGCCGTCTGGTTAGTATCAAATTGCATTTGTAGCGGGAGACCTGAATCGGGAGGCCATTCAGATCTTCGGTATGAATCACATAATCGCAAAAGTCGGCCGCCTTGGCGAAGCTGGTTAGATCCAATTCGGCAGTAGACCAACCGCAGCGGCGCAGGATGTCTAAGATAATCCAGGCCGGATTGCTGCCGGAAGCAGGCGTTGGGCCGATGAAATTACCTGATGGATCGTAGCTATCGACCTGAACACCGCGCATGAGGACTTGCACGTTTGCCACCGAACTCCCGCTGCTGATCCGGTTGGGCACCACTACCGATAGCGAAGCCAGACTCCCGTGCGGATCGCCCAGAGGGATATTATTGGAATCAGCGAAGCCCAGATTGAAGTTACCGAGCCTATCTCCTGAACTGACCACTGAGTACCAACCGCTCACGTTCATGTCCTGCCCGGGAACCGCCGACGGAATTTCGACGTTGTTGACGACAACTTTAAGTATGCGGTCGATAACACCCATACCGAGCAGCGTCTCCATATGAGTCAGATTTCCATCATTGCGCGCGAAGATGACAGGGCTTTTGAGCCACCCGGTTCCGTAGACCAGTGGGACGGGATCGTTATAACTAGCCGCGTTGTCGATTAGCGGCGAAACATGCGACGTTTTGTCACCCGCGGAACGTACTAAGACGGCCGAGGGGACGAACTCCAATCCGCCGAAGCGCCTGGTGATGTTAGCGGAAACGGTTGTGTCCTTATCGAACATGCCGCGCTGCACACAATTTGCTTTGGATTTGTCACAAGTCGTGTAGGCCTGCGTCCCGTTCAAATTACCGAATCCATGCAGAATATCCGCCGAATATCCGCAGCGGTAAAAGCGCGAGAAGCGGCCATTTGTTCCTCCGCTGAACGCCTCGGCCCGCTGCCCGGCGTCGGCGGGGAAATTCCAGGGGCACGAGCGCTGGATGCGGACTTCCGGCAGAGGAATTCGCTGCAGTGTGAGTTTGTTGTTGAACGACAGACTTACACTTTCTTCAGTGACTTCGTCCGGATCGCCTCCGATGCCACGGAACAGCACGGTGCTTTCGGTAGTAATGGTCAGCGTGGAAAGGTCGGCGAAGGCGAAGTAGACGGTGAGTTGAGCGCCTTTGAATCCCAAAACCGTGTTCAGCTCGGATACATAGTTATCCGCATTGGCTAACGTAAGCGAAACCTGCGAAATGCCATCCATGGCGTCATCAGCCGATAACGCGAGGTCAAATAAGTTGTGCTGGAGTACACGCGGCGAGTAATCGGCTTCGTTGAAGCGAATGGTATGAGTACACCAATACTGGGTGGCGGCGCCGCCTGGCAGCACGCATTGAAAGAACAGCAACGGCGTGTCGGATACAGGGCTATTCTTTATGTCGTTTATGGTTGCCATCTGTCATTCCTATAAGGCGGTCTCAATGGTGAAGGAAACGGAGTACAAATTCGGAGCTTCGGCCACAATCGCCAACTCTTCCACAGCCCAATGCGCGTTGGGATAGACGCCTCCGGCATTGGTAGTGGAGCAGTAACGGGATGGCGCTGGCTGCGCTTCGAGTTGTGGTCCGTAGAGCAACGCCTGCCCGGGCGCCAAGCCAATGGCCACCGTCAATTTCGTACCCGCATCGTTGAGCCGGCCTCTCGAAACCACGCGTGTCCAGGCCGGACCTACGCTATAAGTGGTTGTCTCGCTGAGCACCTCTCCGCTTCGTCTCAACGTAATGGACGGTAGATCTTGGCTCCGGGCATAGACAGAAAGGCAATATTGACAATTCGCGGGCACCGTAAACTCTTGCGTAATCTCTTGCACAACCTGAGACGTATTGGTGGCGGTGAAGGCGCCATTCCCCCCGAACGGGTCCGCTGCCAACGGCTGCAAAGTGATCAGCCCCGCTATTGGCATTTGCTTCCACGCGGAATTAGTAAAGTCCGCGCTCGAAGCGAGCATGTTGTCAGTCGGGTCAATGAATGTGAAGCCGCGCACGGGACCCGCGCACGAATCAAAGTGTGCTTGGAGCGCGGTGATGTCAACAAACGACAGGTCCACATATGAGAATTCCCACTGCAGCCTTCCGGCTCCGGGATCTTGCTTCGCGTAGAAACTGCCGTCCGCCATCACATTTTGGATGGTCCGTATAAAGCGGCTTTTCCCGATGGGATATTGAGCCGATGCACCGCTAGTCAGCTGTGGGAAAAAAAGTTCAGGCATCCCGCCTCCCCGCCGTTTCCAGCACCCAAAACGACGTGGCGCCTATATCGGTCGATAAGTACGTAGTGGCAAACACTGGCGCGCCAAACACACAATGGGGAACACTTGTCTGGCTGATGGGATCAGGAAACGTGAACGAACCATATTCACCGGCTTGTGCCTCAAAAAACGCCTCCAGAGCCGCAATCTCCGCTTCGTTCAATAGATTCAACTTGATTTGCCAGCTGCGGAGCCTGATTCCGCGCGCCGCGAAACGCTGGTCCTTACCGTCGATAAACTGGATCACGTGCGCGGGCCGCCCCACAACAAGGGAAGCCGGATACTGCATAACGGCGCCTGAACTGAGTAAGGGAAAATCGGCCATCAGATCTCCGCAATCACGTCATTTAACGAACTGGAGTTGAGCAGCGCCTGCTTTACGGCCTGGGCAATCTGCGTGCTCTGATACTGGTAAGGCGACGCAGCCGGCTGCCCTCCCGGCATGCTGCTGGAAGCATCGGCGGAAGTAGACACCGAAGAACGGCCGCCCGAACCTATGTAGGAGACCCGGTCTTGTGAAACCGGCGCCTGGTATTGAACCAGCGGAGGCAAGGCGGCTTTCCCTCCCCCAAACAGGCTGGCAAATCCGGAAATGATGGATCCCAATCCCAAAAATCCGCCGAGGCCCCCGCCGAGCGCGCTCGCAATACCGCCGGAAGCGGTTTGCTTCAGCAGTCCCGTCAAAATGCTCCCCCCGGAGGAACTGGCAGACGACCCGGGGCTGGATGGCTTTCCAAACGAGATGGCGGAGCGGAGAGGTTTCGCGCTGAGAGAAAGAGCTTTTGTCGTGCCGCCAAGGTTAGAGACCTTCGGCACTCCCGTTGACGATGCACTATCGGACTGGACAAGCCTGCCCGTGGTTCTGCTGCTGGATAAGGAATTTTTTCTAGACTTTGCCATTTTCAATTTCCGTTCGCCATTCTTGCTCTAGCATCACGAGTGCATCCGCGCTCTTCGCTTCCATCGACCACGCATCTCCACCCAGTTCCTTCCACAGCCGGAATTGCTCCAACCAGTGCAGGCTCTGCGCAGTGATGATCGACTTCGGACACTGCCGCGACATGACCTTTCCCCGAACCCACACCAGCCTTCGATCCTCCGGCCTCTGTTCTTCGGAAGAAACCCAGGCACAGTTTCGGACTTTCACCAAACCGCTCGACCGGCAGCTATCGCATTTCCACGCGGCAGGCGAGGAAAACTGGAAATGGAATGCGACTAGGAGTTTTTTCTTTCGTCTTCCGAAAGTTCAATCTCTTCGCGGATAGCCGAAATGATCTCTCCGGCCAGATCTTCCGGCCCCTTCTGAATCAAAAGAGAAGCGGTGGCAGCCTCGCCGTCGATAACCAAGCCTACTATCTCGGCCAGTCCCCATTCGATGTATAGCTTCCGGACTAACAAGTCCGATAACGCGGCCTCCAGTTGGTCGGACGTTTCTCCCGCGTTCAGAAATTCATACCGAAGCGTCAACTCCCGCACCTGTTTGGTCAGTTCCAAGCGGTGCGCAAGGGAAATCCGTCTCACCGCGAAACGCACCGGCGGCATGGTCTCGCTCTCACGCCATGACAGGCTCGAATAACTGAGATTCTTAGGCAAAGGCGACATAAATTTCATCATTCGATGTTCCCTGCCCTAAGTTGTTTTTGAATTCCCATAGCAGCCTTGTCTCTGAGTCGTTGTAGAGCGGTATCTCCGGAACCACATTCGGCACGAAGATCCCCATGATCTGCCCCTGCTGCCGGCCCAGCTGTAACATGGCGGCTATTGGATTCCGGTGTTTCGCCGCGGCATACAAACTGTTGGTCTGCGCGTCGTTCTGCGCGAACAGGGTAAAGGCAGTCAGCACTTCTCTCGGGCCTGCCGCAATCGCCCTGGGATACGAGGAACCGAACTCCCGGTCTCTAGCGTCGATATTGTTCTTGACCGCAATATTCGCGGCGGTCAAGGTGAGAAACTGGTTCGCGGGAGCTCCTAGCCAAACTTGCCCCAGTTGCCCAGGCACGATCGAATAGTCGAAGGGGACGAGCACCGGCTCGCCTGGAAATGTACTTAGACTATACGAATCGAGCAGATCGGCCGCGGGGCCGCCGAATGACAGTTCGTGATAATTGCCGTTCACAATAATTTCGAATACGTCCATCGCGGCTCCCGTCAGCATGCGGCTGACGGCGCTTCCGGCAGGATCCCAATAGTCGAAGAGCGTCACGCTGGGAAGAGCCGTCGAAAGCTGATAAGTAATGGCCGGGGCAAGAGGCGTGTTGGCCGCGACCGCCGCTACGAAAGGCGCATTGATCACAATCACTGTCGGGCTTGAGACCGCGGTAACGAAGCGAATGTCGGAACCGTTTGAAATGGCCATTCCCACCGAAAGATTATGCTGCGAAGTAGTAGTCAATTGAGTGCCATTCGTAACCGTGGCGATGATCAGCGGCTGAGTGGTCACCGGCGGCGCTCCCATCGCCGCTTGTACGAGCGGGCCATAGCCGGGTTGCCCGGCGCCGGTCCAGGATGTGAGATAGGTCGAGATGTTAAATGCCGTTTTCCGGCGCGAACTGGCGGAAAAACCTAAGTGAGTGCGAGTGCCGGTCTTGTCCAGCCGTTTGCCCGGTTGCAACGATTGATGCGCGTCTAGTCGCACCGCTGGAAAGCGGTTGGCGGCAGTAACAGTAGCCGCGGTTCCATAGTTGCTCTCCAAAGCGGCGTAGAAGCGGTTCGCGTTCGAATTGATATAGCTCATACATTTCCCTAGAAAGTCCGTTCAAACGAGGCTCACGTCCAAATTGCACGTCAATTTGGCCAATTCGACATACCCGAAGCCACCGCCTTTTGGTGGTTGCAATTGCACATCGTAAATACCGGAAAAAGAGAATCCATCTCCCCAATCGCCTATGTTGGCGCGCAATATTGAGGTCAAACCCTCGACGTAAAAGTGAATCCAGCGGTCTGCATCGCCAACCAGGCTGCCGCTCGCCCACACTTCCGCTACCACCGCGATAGATCCAGAAAATGAACGGAATCTTTCCCGCTGTGCATTTCTAATCTGGCTGCTATAGAGACAGATACGCGGATAGGACAGAAGAATCTCCTTGTCGGCGGTCTCGTTGCCGGCCGAATTTAGCACCACCTGATTCGAAGTAATCGGCGGAACCGCGATTCCTGTTTCCGCCGCGAGAAGATCAATCGCCGCCATCAGGGAGTTGTCGTCCGTAAGTAAGTCAAAGAGCTTTTGGACTGCCAGCAGTGTGAGCGGAAGCATATTATCCTCGCTGAATCTGTCTAGAAAACGTGATGTAGGAGTCTGGACTCTGCCCCTGATTTTGACCCGCGGTAAGCCCCGAACCATTACTTAGCCCGGTGGCGGGTAACCCCCAACTGGAGCCGATAGCCAGTGGACTCGTGTTTCGCAGCGTAAGTCCCGCGGATACGGAACTCAGATAAACGTTCCAGCCGGCGGCAGTCGGCGGCGGTAGAAATCCGGCGGCCATTGCCACCGTAACAGTCGAGTTCTCCGGCAGCACGATTCCGTTTACCGGACTCAGAGCACTCTCGCTGCCTCGAGAATCTATCCAGGCAGTCTGCACGAATAGGGCCTGCGACGAAAGAGTGCCGGTCGCCACGGTCACCAGCGGTAATGCCGGCTGCGGCAGCGGATTGTGAACGATGCCAATTCCGGAAAGCATGGTTGAATTGGCGGCATCGTCGGCCTGCTTGCGGTACTCCGTCCACTTCCCTTGAAACCGGGCGTTCAACTGGATGTTATACGCTTCGGCAAAGAAATAGGACAATGATTCGAAACACAACCAGCGCTGCAGCGGTGGCGTAACAACCACCGTGGAGAGACCCAACAACCTCCGGTTAAGCGACTGCGGATCGGACATACCCACATTGCGCAGCCACAGCATCAACTTGTCTCCGATTGCGCTCGTTGCCAGGCCGATCTTAATATTTACGTCGATGCCGTGGGACGAAGCTATCTGCACCAGCGTGGCCTCATACTGCAGCAGGTCGTCCAGGTTAATGATGCTTATATCGGTGAAGAGCGCCATGGGAGTCTACTTTTTCGAGGCCGGTGGTACGTTTGCCTTCTGTTCCGGTTCAGGAACGTAGGAATGGTTGAAACTCGGATCGGTGATGATGGCCACCTGCAACCGGCGCGCCAAATCCGCTTTCTCCGCCGCGCGCTTCGTGACCGCCTGACGCTCGAAGTACAGCTGCCTTTGTTGCTCGTCAGCCAGCAAAGCACGGCCTTCTACAAACATTTTTGCCGCTAGCTCACGAGTAACCTCGGAGACCATACCGGACTTCCCGCCATCGGAAGTTTCCAAGCTCACCACGAGCGGAAACAGCTCAGTTAACGCCATCTCCGTATCGCGAATCTTTTTGAAATATTGCCTTAAATCCACTGATTCCCTCCCAAAAATAGAAAGAGCCGCGCGAAGGCGGCCCCCCGTTGGTTCTTGTTGACGATTAGCTATTTACTTGAACCGCAAAATTGTTGCGCAAAACACCGCAACCGTACAGTACGTCCACCGTAAATTGCTGAGCCAGAGTATTCGGCTGGTAGCTCATTACGATGCGGATGCCGAAGTTGCCCATCTCGGCGTATTCCGCCACGGCGCCAGTGCCGGGAAGAGGCTGAGGCAGACGGCGCACCACCAGGCCGATCGCATCGCGGGTAAACGCGAGGTTGTGCGTGGTAAGAATCGTAGTCCCGGTGGTGGGTACATATTGCGACCGGAAGATAAAGAAGTCTTTCATCTTTCCCACGTTGCCTTCAATCAGCGCCTTCAGGCCCGCTTCTCCCGCGGTGTAATATTCGCTGAAGCGCGGAATCTGCCGGATCTGTGAATACGCGTTCGAATCCACCACCAGATACTTGGGAGCGCCGGGAGGAACCAACGCCGCAAACAGAGCCGTTTCGGCGGTGTCGATGATGGCTTCGGAAATGGGGGTACCCGCTGCGCCGAGCGAGGCGTTCGCCGTGAACTGGCCATACAGGCTCAGCAGATCGCGTTCCACTTTGGCCGCAATGGCAACCACGGCGGGCTGCATGTAAGCCTTTAGCAGTTCCGGATAGGCTAGCGCCTTAGTCACGTCCGGTATTTGGAAGGTCGCTTCCGCGTGAGTGTTCAGAACGATCTGCGCGTTTCCCAAACTCGGATTCTGCGTCTGAACAGTGCCGCCTTCCGCAATGTTATTCGCCACCAGCACCGGAGGAATCGGCACGTTGATCGTATCGCCGGCATTTGCCAGAACGGGTTCATAGTCGCGATTCACCAGGTTGCCCATGATGAGATTTCCAGTTAGGGCAGGCAGAGCATCCGCCGCCACGAGTTTCACGATCGCATTCGCCAAATTGGCTGAGGTAATAATTGACATAAGTTCTCCTTGAAAATTCTTGATTGCACTAGTAAGTGCCGCTAAGTCCAACCGCACCGCTCAGTGCCGTGCGCGGCTCGGCAGATTTGTCCTTCTTACGACGGACTGCCTACATTCCCCGCAAGGCCTGAGCCGCCAGCCTGGCAATCTCCTGGCGCACTCTTTCGTGATCTTCCTTGCTCATTCCCGGCTTGATTTTGTCCAGGTCGATGCCGCCCTGGCTGCCTTGCGAAGTGCTTTTAGCGGGTGCGTGCGCCCCGCTGCCGCCGGCGATCCTGGCAGGAAGCAGCTCGGGGTTCTCCTGCACGAAGCAGTTGAGGTACTCCTGCAAAGACTTTGCCTCCGGCCCCCGGGCCTGCAGGCGGCCGTCTTCGCCGCGCACGATTTCGTCTTTGACGGCCCGAAACGCGAGATCGACTTTGGCAATACCAAGCCGCTGCAGTTCGGTGCGGATTTGAGAGTTCCGGTCCGCTTCTTCGGCCAGAGAGCGGGATTTCCGGTTCTCTTCGACCAGCAGATTCATGCGCCCTTCCAAGCTCTCGCGCCGTTTGCGCTCTTCCATCAGTTCCGCCTTGTAGGCCGGTTCGGATTTCTGCTGCTCGGCTTGCACAAATTCGTGAATCGCCTGCCTGACAATTTCCCGCACATCCGGCACGGCGCTGCGGGCAGTCTTAGGATCGTTTTCAATTGACATTTGCTCTGACATTCATTCCCTCTTGGTATTGGTCGCTGGTTAATTACTGATCTGCGCTTCGATCTCTCGCGCGATTCGATCTTTGGTTTCCTGCCGGGCGTCGCTCATATACTTCAGCGCGAGCCTCTGAAAAATTTCCCGTTTCAGCGTCGCGGAATTGATCCCCAGCTTTAAAAGGTCCGTAGCCTGCTGCAACTCCGTAGTGAAGTCGCTGATGTCCACTTCGTCCATGCCCGCTACCGAAATCTGAACGCCATCCTGGCGAGCGTCGCTGATCGCGGTCAGCACATTCTTGATGCATTCTTTTACAGCCGCTCCGTAAGCGCGCAGCACTTCCTGCGTAACGGTAAAGTCGAGTTGCTTTCCCAACGCGGATTGACCCTGGCTGGTGGCCGCCTCACCCGAAGCCTGCGACAGGTAGCAGACCCGGTAAATTTCCTGCTTCAACATTTCGAGATTGGCCGCGGCGATCTGATACACCTTTCCATCCGGTTCGGTCCAGCCGAACCTATCGGTGGGTCCGAGTTGGATGTAGTAACTCTCGCCCACAATCTGACTCCACTCGCGGTCGGAGTACACCACCGGCATGGCGAACAGCCCCATGGTGAT